GTATAGAACTTCCGCATTGAAGCAAGGGATTGCACTTCTGCAATATCCTCAATCAACTTGGAATATTCATAGTGTTTATCAATGGATACATCTACGACAGCATTTGTAGCTGCTGATAATGTAACCTGTGTGTTTGCTGCTTTAGCACTAGCTGAACCTCTTGAGGGTACTGGTATGTGTATTGTGTCACCTTTTTTCCCCTTGTGATTCAGTTTAGTGACTAGATTAGCAACCACTAAGTTCGACTTATATGCCCCAATAACTTCATCACTCCATAATTCTGGAATGAAGTTACCGGCAATAGTAGTCGTGACTTGGTTTGTTCCTAAAGCCATTTGACTTTCTCCTTATATTTTATTTAACCCTCCCATCTTGATACGCTGAGAATATTTCATCTGATAGCGAATCATATCTGTTCGGGTCAGTTTGTTTTAAACGAATTAAATCAGCCCTACGGTAGATTTTTTTACCCGCCATGGATTCACTGGAAGTTCTTGATACTCCTTTACCTGTTTTTAAAGCAGCTTTTCTAGTAGTTTCCTTTTTCGCCTCAACTTCCTCTGTCTTGGAAATCATTTTTCTTTCCTTCCAAATCGTTAGAAGTTCATCAGCGGAATCGAAATCATAAGCATCTGCTTCCTTAAACAAGCGTTGACGTACCTTGCTTCCTTCAATCCACTCCTGAAAGTCGGGACTTGTAACAACGTCCTTAAAATCAGGATGCGTTTTTTCGAGTTGTTGTGCAGTCATTGAAGCTTGTTGTTGCTGTGTCTGCTGTGTAAACTCTCTGAATTTTGGATGTCTTTCGATAATTTTCCTTACAGCTTCTTCAGGATTTTCGTAGAAATCTAAATCTTCAGTGTCGGTAGTTGTTTCTTTGTTATGAGTTATCTGGGTTTGAAGAAATGAATCAGTCAACTTTCTAAGTTCACCAATCTCTTGGCCCTTACGACCTAGTTCTTTCTCTAGGTTTTCGTAAGCTTCAGCTACTTCTCTTGTAGACTTACCTTGAAATTTTTGTGGAAGTTCCTGTTCCGGTTCCTCTACAGTTTCCTCTGGTTCATCTTGAATCGCTAAAGTTTCTAATGTATCTTCATCTGTTTCCTGTGTTTCTTCAACCTCAGGTTCTACAATTGTACTTACCATAGTCTTACCTCCGTCTATATAAGATTGTGGGGGTTAAAAAAAGTTAGAGCTGGACTACTCCAGTTGTTCTAACGCTAGTTTGGTGCTTTCCTCTAAATTAATAATCATGTTTAGAATAAACACCTGTCCTCTACGTTCATGTAGAGTACTTAAATCTTCAATATTATAGATTTTTTCTAACGATTCAGCTAGTTCCGTGTACTCATCTACGAGTGAACGCCAACCATCACGTTGAAACAAATCTAATCTTTGTTCTAATAGTTCTGTATCTGTCACTGATTCATAGCTTTAGCTAGATTAAGGACAATTTCTGAGTTTAGATGTTCCACTTCAGGAATATTACGTGCAGTTTCCGACTGTATTCCTTTTATCTTGACCATCTTCTCAGCTAATTCTAATTGTTTCTTGGCAAGAGTTTCATTGGATGTCTTATCACCTGAATCTACTTGCAACTTCTGTGCTTCCGCATATAACTTATTAATCTCTGCTTTAAGTTCCTCTAGTTCAAGCATTGATTTCTGCATTTCTATTTGTTTTTGTTGTTCCTCTGCTGGGTTAGGTTGCAACATTTGCTCTACTGCGGCTATTAATTTATCTCTATTGTTCAGAGAAGAGTTCTCAAAAATACTGACAAGGATAACACCAAAAGCTGGTGAGTCCTGAGGTACCATTGAAAGCAGTTGAACCATTTGAGTTGTTTCCAGCTCTTTAGCCATTATACCTAAACTACTATAAGGAACAAACTTATAATCTTTTACTGGATAACGCTTAACATCAAACTGTATTCTTCGCCATACAACTTTATTAATCATGGGAATCAGGAATGAATCTTGAAAATTCATTAATGTTCTCTTCTGGCGTTTGATAGATGCCGCTTGGAGCATTGACATTCCACTGGCAGTAGAATTACGTGGATTAGCAAAATTACTATTCGCTGTATCCATAGCACCAGTACCCATTTGAACCATTCGTTCTAGCTCTGCAGACTCGGTAAACGTGGAAGTATTCAGGCTACCGAAATTTAGAGGCATTAGAACAGACTTAGGGTCCCCATTAGTGAGGATAGTTTTACCCGGCCTTATATCGAACTTAGTTCCACGTGGTAGACGAGTAGCATCGAGGCCCATCATCGGGTGTGTCGTAAGTGCTAAAGCATCAATACGTGCTCTCAGTTCGGCATCTAAAGCTTTTTGGGGATTGTATCCTTTCTCTGCGATACCTCTTCCCCAGAAATGATTTGAAACTCTGTCATGCTGATAGGCTATAAATGGTCTATCATTCATCATGTATGGATTTTCCGCTGCTTTTAATACTGCTGAATCATTAGCAATAGTAACAACCGCTTCAACTAATTCATCATCATCATAATCAAATTCATGTATGTCCTTTGATGTAGTTGAAAGAAACTTTTTAGGGACCAGACCCCAATATTCTATAATTTTTACCTTATCATCCGCATTGGCCATGTGGGATATTTCATCATTAAAACCAAAATCAGCCTTATCAAAGCTTCCTATTGGCTTATCCATGTAAATACCTTCCTTGATTCCCTTAGTAATAAGGTAACGAGGTTTAGTTACAACCTGTGCTACACCCAATGCTTCATTAATATTAGTCGCTGTAGGGTCAATAACAAACTCTTTCGGGGAAACAGGCTCTACTTTAATACTGATATAGGGAATTTCCTCAGTTTCCACCGTAGTTGTTAATGTACCTGATACTGGTCTTTCTGAAGGTACAATCTCTATCTTTTCAGTGACTAGAACCTTGCCTATACCTGTGCCATATATGGCTCCATTCAGCAAACATTCGGCAATGGCGGATTTTACACCATCTTTTTCTAGGTCCTCATGAAGCAATTTACGTACATACTCTACATCCTGTGGCTGCGTATCAAGAACATCATCCTCAATGTCGAACCAGCGTTCCCTACCAAAGGTTGCTTCCTCCAATTCGGCAACAGTTGCCTCAATGGCCTGTTGTGTAGCTGGGGAAATCAACTGGCTTTTCTCTGATTGCCTAGTCTTGTCCTCTTCCTTCCAAGTACCACGCCATAAGCGGTAGTATTCATCCCATTTCTTTTGATAGTTAGAGTTTCTATGCTCTTCCCATATTTCCACACGCCCTAATACCCAATCCTTTAAGTGCTGGTGTGGGTCAATATAAGATAATTCTTTTTGTTCTGCCATAAATTAGTATCCTGCTACTGCGTCCATAGGTTCCCATTCCTCTAACTCTATACTACCTGCGTAATCCGCCACTGAAACTTGGTCTATGTACGCTAACGAGTCAAGTAAATCATCGTGACTTAATGGTGAAGGGAAATCCATCATTTGTGAGATGAAGTATTTATTCCAATCAGCCTTTCTAAATTTAATTCTACCATGTTCCAAGCGTCCCTGCAAAGCCCATGTTATTCTATCTGTCTTTCTTTTGCCACCATGAGTAACATCAGTAATGTTTACCCATCTGCCCTTTATTCTCATTTCATCTTCTAGGTAGGGCATGATTGCATTTTTCAATGCTCCTGCTTCAATACCCACTGTAGTAGCTTCAACATCTATAGCAGCATTTAAAATTCTATTCGCTGTTTCCTTTATTCCCCACCTACCGTGGTAAATATCCTTTACTAGCCATTCATCGCCTACAATTTTAACTACTGATATTGCGGTTTCATCCAGCTTACTTGACTTTAAACCCCTATCTTTAGTAGCCTGTTCAAAACCTGCCGGGTCAACAGACACTACATACTGACCTATTGTGTTTTCTTTGAAGTCTTTATCATCTTCGACATAAGTAATCCACTTTTCCTTGAATATACCACCACTAAAGGTTTCAAAGGTCGCTTCAAACTCTTGTCTGAAGGCTTGGGTGGACATTGTACTCTTGGCCGCAGCAATCTCAGTAGGGTCCAAGAGGGGATTATCAATGGACTGGTATTGAAATGCTTCCCAATCCCCTTCCGTTTCAGTCGCTTCTACAAATAGTTTATAAAAGTGATTCTTCCCCGCTGGTGTGCCTATAAATAGTGCACCCCCTTTCACATCAGCCAGAGTTGGTCTTAAAATGATTTCCCAAACTTCCGGTTTCATACTAGCATATTCATCTAGTACAACGTAGCTTAAACCCGCACCCCTGAGAGTGTCCGGTCTGTCACTTCCCTTTAAATAAATCTTCCTATCGTTGATTAAAGTCAATACTGCTGTATTTTCATGGGCGGTTTTGATAACATCCTTTCCCAATTCCTTTAACATACCCCACATTATGTCCTTTGACTGTTGGAATGTAGGGCCAACATAAAATACGTCCTTACTCTTGCTCTGTAGAGCATTAATCAATAAAACCCAAGCAGCTAATCTTGACTTTCCAAAGCGTCTGCCAGCCACCACAACCTTAAATCGGGCTTTGGACT